ATGATGTCCGCCACCCTCTCCCCATCGCTCGTCGAACGCTGGCGCCAGCATCTGGCGCTCGACCGGCGGCGCTCCCTCCATACGGTGCGGGCCTATGTGGCGACGGCGGAGCGGCTGATCGCCTTTCTGGCGGAGCATCGCGGCGCGGCCGTCACCGCGGCGGCACTGGCCAGTCTCGACCAGGCGGACCTGCGCGCCTTTCTGACCAGCCGGCGGATGGACGGGATCGGCAATCTGTCGGCGGCGCGCGAATTATCGGCAGTGCGTGGCTTCCTGAAATTCATCGGCGGCCAGGACGCGAAGCTGCCGCAGCTCAAGGGACCGAGGGTCAAGCGCGGCCTGCCCCGCCCCATATCCCCCGACGAGGCGGTGGCGCTGGCCGCGGACATCGCCGAAACTGCCCGGGAAGGCTGGATCGGCGCGCGCGACTGGGCGGTGCTGCTGCTCCTCTATGGCGCGGGACTGCGCATCGGCGAGGCGATGGGCCTCAAGGGCGACATCCTGCCACTGGGCGAAACGCTGCGCGTCACCGGCAAGCGGGGCAAGACTCGGATCGTGCCGCTGCTGCCGCAGGTGGCCGAGGCGGTCTACGCCTATGTCGACGCCTGCCCCTATCGCATGGCCCGCGACGAGCCGCTGTTCCGGGGCGCGCGGGGCGGACCGCTGTCCCCCGCGCTGATCCGGCGCGCGGTGCAGGGCGCACGCGGGCGACTGGGCCTGTCGGACCGGACTACGCCGCACGCGCTGCGCCACAGTTTCGCGACGCATCTGCTGGGTCGCGGCGCGGACCTGCGCAGCTTGCAAGAACTGCTGGGCCATGCCAGCCTGTCGTCCACGCAAATCTATACCCAGGTCGACGCCGCCCACCTGCTCGACATCTATCGCAACGCCCATCCCAGGGCGTGATCGATCAGCCCCTGGGCCGCCAGGTCGCCAGCCGCCAGAGATAGAGGATGATCGCGCCGACGACGCAGGCAGTCGCGGCCGGGCCGACATAGGCGTCGATCTCACGGAAGTTGCGGCCCAGGATGAACCCCGCATAGGCCAGGATGATGTTCCAGATCAGTGCGCCCCCGGCGGTCCAGAGCAGGAAGCAGGCACGTACGGTTGTAAAAGGAAATCCTAACTCATTGCAGCTAGGGCACGTTTATGACCGATCCGACACTAACGCGCAGTAAAAAGCCCGCATACATCTACGCCCGTTTCTCGTCCTTAGAGCAGGCTAAGGGCTTCTCGCTAGAACGCCAGCTCACTACTGCCCGGTCCTACATTGAAAGAAAGGGCTGGCAGCTTGCAGAAGAACTGGCGGACGAAGGACGCTCAGCGTTCAAGGGCAGCAACCGCGATGAGGGCGCAGCTCTATTCGAATTTGAAAGCCGCGCCCGTTCAGGTCATTTCAAAAATGGCGCTGTCCTTGTCGTAGAAAGCATCGACCGACTCAGCCGTCAGGGTCCGAAAGCTGCTGCTCAACTCATATGGTCGCTCAACGAGAACGGCGTCGATGTTGCGAGCTACCACGATGACCAAGTTTATCGCGCTGGCTCCGGCGACATGCTGGAGATTTTCGGCCTCATCATCAAAGCGTCGTTGGCGCACGAGGAAAGCGACAAGAAGTCCAAGCGCGCAAAAGCGAGTTGGGAAAAGAAATACGGCGACATAGAGGCAGGATCGAAGAAGGCCATCACCAAGCAGGTGCCAGCTTGGCTGACCGTCACAGCCGATAACGACATCATCGAGAACCCTGCCCGCGTGAAAGTCGTGCGCGAGATTTTCGAATGGTATGTCGAGGGCATCGGTCTTCACACCATCATGAAGCGCCTCAACGAGCGAGGTGAACCAGCTTTTTCAGGTCGGGAAACATCGAAGGGCTGGAGCAAAAGCGCAATCAATCATGTGCTGTCCAATCGCGCAGTGCTTGGTGAGTTCGCGACACAACAGGGCAAGCATATTCCGGTCGTCTACTATCCACAGGTAGTCAGCCGCGACCTGTTCAACCGCGCCGAAGCCATGCGCGCCACCAAAACGCGAACAGGTGGATCATCCAAATATCAGGGCAACAACCTGTTCGCAGGAATAGCCAAGTGCGAGGTTTGCGATGGACCAATGGGCTTTGTCAGGGATGGAGGCATATCGCGCTACACAACCGCATCAGGCGAACAGAGGGTCTATAAGAGCAAGGGCCACAACTACCTGATTTGTGATGCAGCCCGGCGTGGCTTTGGATGCGACAACAAAGTCCACGCTCCATACGCGACCTTAGAAGCTGCCACGCTACAGCAATTGCTATGGGCCACGATTGATGACGAGGAAGCTCAAGCCGATCCGAAGGCCGATGCGCTTCGCTCCAAGCTGGATGCCGTGCTGCATAGCATCGACCTCAAAAATCAGCAGATCAGCAATATCATCGACAGCATGGCCGAAGCCCCAAGCAAAGCGATGGCTGCAAGGGTTGCTGCTTTGGAAGCCGAAACAGACGCTCTAGGCGCTGAGTGCGATGAATTGCAGAAGGCACTCGCCGTCCAAACATCCGCACCGAGCCTCAGAGATGACATTGCTCAGTTGCGCGACCTAACCGAGTTGATGAACAGCGAGGATGAAGACGTTCGTCGGGCTGCTCGACTACGCACCAACGCATCACTCAAGCGCGTCATCGACCACATGACTATCGACCGCGCCGCTAATGTGACTGTCATGTCGATGGACGTAGGTGTTTGGCAGTTCGACAAGCTGGGCAATCGGATCGGCGGGCAAGCCCTATAAGCCCCTGCCCTGCTTCCAGATAAAAGAACGCCCCAGCGTTGCTGCCGGGGCGACTTTGCTTTCCTGAGGCGTCTGAGGGCAAGCTAGATGCGAGGCATCTGGTATATCTCATTATCGATGTGGAAGTTGTAGTGATGCGCTTTCTGCTCAACATAGATGCGCTGGTCGTTGAATGTGAAAGCAAACTCTGGTTCTGCGAACTCGGGGTTGGCAGTGATAGTAGCGTCTACGAAATCGGCAAGTGCTGCTAGATCGACATTCATCGCTGGTTCCTTTCCCCAGCTTATTGTTGTCTCCTAACCACCGCGTCATCCAGAAAGTGACACCACAAAAACTCTTATGACCTAACCACTTCTTTGGTTGATTTCCGCTCTGACTGATGTTTGCTGTTCTGGTGCCGTAACATCAAGGAGAATGGCACATGGAATGGTTGAAGGTCTTCACACCTGAGGCAGCGCAACAGCTAGCCACGAACTGGATCGAACAGCAGCCCTTGAAGGGGACAGCACAAGAGCGAGACTATCAGCCGGTATGTAAGCTTTTCCTGCCGTGGTCGGCTGCTACATGGCTGGTCAGCGAAATGTCGGATGATGGGTTGTGCTTTGGCCTATGTGACATCGGCTTTGGATCGCCGGAACTAGGCTACTTCTCGATGGACGAGGTATATTCGGTCAAGGGACCGGGTGGTCTGCGCGTTGAGCAAGACCTGCATTTCAAGCCGAACAAGACGCTTGCCGAGTATGCCTCAGAAGCTCGCCAGAAAGGCCGCATCAGCGTCTAGGGATAAATAAAAGGAAGACAGAGAGCCGCTGCGTAATTGGTCTTTTGTTTTCTCCTTATACTGGGAAAGCCCTCCACTACGTGTGGAGGGCTTTCTTTATGCCTTACTTCCCAGGCCGCTTATATGCGAGCGCAGCATCGATCGCTGCCTTCTCCACACCCTCGTCCGCTAGTTGCTTACGGATTTCAGCATCCGTCTTGCCACCGCGACGGAAGCCGCCAACGCGGATATTCAGACGGCTCGCTTCGCTGACATTGCGCTTGGCACGTGGCGCGGCGCTGGTCGCTGCTGGCGCAGCGGCACTGGCAGTGAACACGATGTCGAACTCACCTGCATTAACTGCATCGATCAGTGCAGTCAGGAATGCTTCGAACTGGCTTTCGGGAATGTAATTGACCGTGGCTTTGTTGATGGTCAGGTCAACGCCTTTGACACCTACCTTGAACTCCACAACGCCGTTTTTAACCGTGTAGAGTTTTGGTCCGCGCACTGCGCCATTGGTGGTAAACTGAGCGCGAGCAGCTTCAAGACGACCGACAAGCCGTGAACGGTCCTTGGTGACATCGTATGGCCTGGCCTCAAACTCGGACTTCAAGCTGTTGTCGATGAACTTGCTCAGGTCAACCATACGCCACTCCTCTATCTAGTGGCGCACTACCTGTCCTAGCTTGATCAGCAAATCAACAAGAAAGGTGGCACAGTGGCCACCTTTCGAAGTTTGTGCGTTAGTGACTTACTTGGTGGCGGTCTTCTTCGCGGCCCTCGTGCTGCGTAGCTTTTCGCGCCGGGTAGCAATGCCCTTATCGGCTTCCTCAAGCTGCGCGTTGAAGTTGCCCTTCTCAACCTCGGCCCTGAAGTGGTTCATCGCAGCCTCAAACTGCTCGACCGGGACGACGACCTTTGTCTCGTCACCGATAAGCTTGATAGGCTTATTGTTGACCCGCAGCGTGAGCGCCACCTCCTTCTGACCTAGCACAAACCAGCGCCGACCATCTTCCTTGGGATTGCTGAACAGCTTGATCTGCTTGGCTATGCCGTCGATCAAAATCGACTTAGCGGTGCGCCCTTGCTCCGCGGTTGCAAATTCCGCCGACTTGCTAGCGGGCTTGATCATCGAGGGGTTAAAAGCGGTCATGTGTGTAACTCCGATCTGTGTAAGCAACAGCGCCTACTTCAATCGTATGTTGTCTCCTGACCAGATAATCATCCACTCTTTGGCGTTGACTAATAGGAATTCTGGTTGGCGCGATAACTATGGAGAGAGCACACTTAGGAAAGACCATGCCAAACGCACCACAGAACTTCTCGCATGGCGGCAAGAAGGTGAAGCCGGTGAGAGCCGAGCAATATGTCTATGACCACAACTGGCGGAAGGTAAGAGCCCGACGACTTGCCGAAGAGCCGTTATGCCGAACCTGTCAAGCGAACGGATACGTGACGCCAGCAACACAGGTGGATCACATCACACCGAGGGCAGACGGCGGCAAGGACGAGTACGAGAATACGCAAAGCCTATGCGGTCCATGTCACGCAGCAAAGACAGCCGAAGAGAACCGCAGACGTTTCAGCTTATAGATTGATCCTGATACCAAGCAGGTCATTCTCATAAACAAGGTCGCTATCATGCAATGCCTGCTGCACCATCATGATGTTGCCCACTACTTGTGGACCTAAAGCGATAACGAGAAACAGACAGAGACAAATACGCTGGAGCTTTGACATTGCGAACTCCACAGACATTGAAGAAGTCAACTACTTAATGTCTGCCAGCAGTTCGCGTCTACCAAAGACTTGACATGGAGAGAATGTCTGGGTCGCACCCTGCCCGATGCAGCAGGCTTGAGGGGGGCATTTTTTTTAGAGACTAAAGAACTATAGTAACAACACCCCAGCTAAAAAGACGCGTGTGCGAATTAAACAGTCCGGGCTCTGATGCGGCTACCCAGTTCTGAAATACTCATCCATAACTTGATCATTATGGAACGTCCATGGTAGTTCAGATGGATCGATTGCCTTGACGTTTTTTAAGTAGATCTCGAGGACACGTGGATCGTCAAATACAGATTGGTCCCCTCGAACAAGTGGCCCTAACGATCCCTGCCTTGCTAACTCAACTACCTCGGCAAACAATTGATCACATTTCAGGTGACAAGCTCGATTCTCACGGATGCCTTCTGTACCTAAGTTATAAATCCTCACGCCATATGACTGGAACAGCAGGTATTTGATCGGCGCTCCCTTCTCGGTCTTTGCGCTAGCGAACACACCGATAGTTTCTAACGCCACTTCACCGCCTTTAATCCAGATGTTTTCTGCAAGCTCTTTAGCGCACCCTCGGTTGCAAGTAGTGTAGTTGGTGAGGCTTTGCCGGAGATTTGACACTTGCTCCCTCTTCCATTTCTCAATAGCGGTTTCGTTCTCTAAAGCTTGAGCAGCACCGGCCGGATACATAAAGCTTCCGGCGAACAGCAGCGCGACTGTCAAGAGCCTCATAGACTTACTCCGACTCAGACAGGTTGTTACGGTATGTCACGCAGATTTTCGCCACACGCGTTCTGTTGTGCTTCCAGTTTTTTCCTATGCGGCACACATTCTTTGTCAGGGGCGCGTCGTTGACTGTGAAGGGACCTGACCAGCCTGACCAGCCTCTAGCTGGTGTTACGCCATCCTCTTCAAACAATAGCGTTTCTACCTCGTCATCCGAGAATTGCGCGATCGTTGGTAATTGGACGCAAGTCGCTGCACAAGTGGCTCTGTTTCCCATTGGGCCATCACAAGGCGGGTTGTCCGTGCGCGCGTAAACTGAATTGCCGAGCACTACCGTTCCGCAAGTTCGCTTAACGTCCTGAGCGCTAGCAGCCACTCCCAACGACGCTACTATCCAAACCAACGCTGACCGTATCAACATGATTATCTCCTTTTAAAGACGACAAAAGATGCTGACCCGAGTTTTTTTCAGAACGTAGATACCACGATCCATCATGTTCACGAATGATATTTTTCTAGAAGCTGACATGGACTTACGCCGGTAGCTAAGCCCGACGCCGCGCTGATTGCAATAAATAACTAAATGCAGCGTGGGCCTAAAAAGAAATCCATAGAAGAGAAAAAGGCGGTCGGTTCCTATCGTCCCTGTCGTGACGATCCCACCATTCTGATCCCGAGGGTCTCAGAGCCTCCGGTCATGCCGGACTATCTGAGTGATGCCGCGAAGGCCATCTGGTTCGAAGAACTGGAGCGGGTCACGCAAAGCGGAACGTCGGTCCTCGATAGCAGCATGTTTGCTGACTACTGCTGTCTCGCAGCCATTGTCCGTGCGGCGTTCAAGGCAGGCGAAGTGCCCAAGGGCAATCAGCTTGTCGAACTCAGGAAGCAGCGTGAACTCCTAGGCATCGGCGGCGCCCCATCGCGAGCGCAGCGCGGCACGAAAGGCCAGGCCGAACCCAACAATCCATTTGCGGACCTTGCCGGTGGCTGATGGCGTGGGAAGAAGGCGACGGACCATTTACGCGCAAGGCAATTGCATACGCTGAGCAGATCATTGCTGGCGAGATCCCCGCTTGCCTTCAAATTCAGCAAGCGTGTCAGCGTTTCCTAGACGACATCGACGGTGATCGCTGGGAGTTTGTGCCTGCAAAGGTCGAACGCGCCTGCAAATTCATCGAACTTCTGCCCCACGTTAAGGGCGTATGGGCTGCGAAGAAGCAGAGGCTCAAGCTTGAGCCGTGGCAAGTCTGGATCATTGCATCGATCTTCGGCTTCGTTGACCCCCAGACGCGCCTTCGCAAGGTCCGTGAAGCCCGCCTATTCATCCCCCGCAAGAATGCGAAGTCCACCGTAGCTGCTGGTATCGGCCTCTACATGGCCTTCCTCGATGACGAGGCAGGCGCAGAGGTATGGATTGGCGCGAACAATCGCGAGCAGGCTGACGCATGTTTTCAGCCATGCCGTCAGATGGTCGAGAAGCTGCCGGATTTCAGGTCCGCTACTGGCGTCGAAGTCCACAAATATTCCGTGTTCTCGCTTGCAACGGGATCGTTCATCAAGACGATGGTCGGCAAGCCCGGCGACGGTTCGAACCCACACTGCGCGATCTTGGACGAAGCGCACGAGAACGACACCAGCGAGCAATACGACACGATGAAGACCGGCATGGGCGCGCGAACGCAGCCCTTGCTCCTGACGATCACCACGGCAGGCTTCAACGTCGCCGGTCCATGTCGCCAGCTTCAGGTCGATGCCGAAAATGTCCTTGCCGGTCACAGCCAGAACGACGCGCTATTCGCGGCCATCTACACAATCGACAAAGACGACGACTGGACGGACTTCAACGTCTGGAAAAAGGCCAATCCTAATTTCGGTGTGAGCGTTCACGAAGCCGGCCTTCGCGAGCAGTTCAGGGACGCACTCAGCTTGCCTGAGAAAAAGCCCATGCTGCTGACCAAGCACCTCAACGTCTGGCAGAACAGCACAAGCGGTTGGCTGGACATGCGCGCATGGTCGGCATGTCGCTCAGAGAAGACCCTGTCCGATCTCGCGGGCAATCCAGCGTTCGTGGCCTACGACGTTTCCACGCAGACCGACATTTCGGCGCTGGTCCTGTGCGTCATGGACGGTCACATTCCTTACTTCTTCCCCTTCTTCTTCCTGCCTGAGGGCGCAGTTCAGGGCAGCAAGAACGCAGACGCATATCGTAGCTGGGCAAACAGCGGCCACATTCTGCTGACACCCGGCAATGCGACGGACTTCTCGTCCATCAAGGGGCAATTCGCGAAGCTGGTTGCTCAGTTCAACATCAAAGGCGTGGCCTATGACCCATGGCAGGGCCATCAATTCGCGCAAGAGATACAGGACGAATACCCAAACATCGAAGTTCGCAAGTTCGCGCAGAACATAGGCAACTACAATCCGGTCATGCTGGAGTTTGAAGCGCTAGTTGCTGACAATAAACTGCGCCACTCTGACAATCCTTGCATGAACTGGATGGCTGGCAATGTCAGCATCAGGGCAAACTCAGCTAATCACCTGTTCCCTAACAAGCCAGACAAGCAGCCTCACTTGAAGATCGACGGCATTGTTGCCGCGTTGATGGCGTACGCAATGAAGATGAACCAGCTAGAGGCAGCAGAGCCGTTCATCGACTGGCTCTAACAAGTCTCAAGTCCTCGAAAGGATAAATATCCAAAACGAGGACGACCCAACATGAGTATTTTTAGTTACCTTTTTGGTGATGGGACAGAAGCAAAGTCAGCACGACCGTTTCAAGAAGTTATCCAAGAGATTGCGGCAGACCAAAGCTCTTCTGAAGGCTTTGAGACTTTGAACGATGACGCGCTCGAAGCAACAGCCGTTCTAGCTGCTGTCCGTGTCATCGCAAACGGCATCGCACAGGTGCCATTCAAACTCTTAAAGAAGCAGAAGAATGATCGCGGCGAAGAAGCCGCGTCTCATCCGCTTGCTGCCCTGCTCCGTCACTCACCTAATGACTGGCAAACATCTTACGAGTTGCGAGAGCAAATGGCTTTCCACCTCATTCTGACCGGCAATGCGTTCTGCTTCCTGAACAGACATAACCGCACCAAGGAAATTCTAGAGATTTATGCCTTCGAACCGGGCAGCGTCACAGTCACGCAGAACGCCGATTACTCTCTGAGTTACCGTGTCCAAACCGGCAAGCGCAAGACTATCGACTTCATCGATGTGCCTGCTGAAAACATGTGGCACATCAAAGGTCCATCTTGGAATGGATGGATGGGACTTAATGCTACTAAGCTGGCTCGACAGGCTATCGGCTTGTCACTTGCGAGCGAGAAGTTTGGCGCGAACCTATTCAAGAATGGCGCTCGACCCGGCGGCATCTTGTCCACTGAAGCTGTTTTAACGCCTGAACAACGACAGCAGTTGAAGGAAGCTTGGAACGAGCAACAGGCCGGATCGAAGAATGCCCACAAAACCGCTGTTCTAGGCGGCGGCATGAAGTTCCAGCCAATCTCTTCTACCGCCAATGAAGCGCAGTGGACCGAAAGTCGCAAGTTCCAGATACAAGAGATTTGCCGAGCGTTCGGAGTTCAGCCCGTCATGTTGATGGCAGACGGCGCAACTTCCTATAATTCGGTAGAACAATTACTTCTTGCTCACCTCACTCACACGCTGATGCCTTGGTTCGAGCGCATCGAGCAGTCTGCATACAAGGCGCTACTGTCGAAAGAGGAAAAGCAGCAAGGCTATTACATCAAGCTAGACAGCCGCGCCCTTCTTGAAAGCAGCACTGCTGATCGTCTCGCATATTATAATCAGGGACGCACTCAGGGCTGGCTCACGATCAATGAAGTCCGCGCACTTGAGGACTTGCCGCGTTCCGATGATCCACTGGCCGACAAGCTGACGCCAGCGGCAAACCTCTTCGGCCAGACGGCTACACCAACCCCACCAACGACAACAGAAAATCAGGGCGAGGAACCTAATGCTAATTGAGAAGAAGGCCATTACTGGCATCGAATGTAAGCTGGCGATTACTGCCAGCGATGAGACTACGACTGCCATGGCCTTCACCGGCTACGGCTCTGTGTTCGGCAACGTAGACTATCACGGCGACATTGTTGAGCGTGGCGCGTTCGTTAAGTCGCTCCAGCAGCACGCCAAGGCAGGCACGTTCCCGCTGATGTGCCTCAACCACAACGTCTTTGACGCGCTACCGATCGGACGTTGGACCAGCATCGAAGAAGACGAATACGGCCTAAAGGTCGCTGGCGAACTTCTCGACACTACTGCTGGCCGCGATACGTACACGGCATTGAAGGCTGGTGCGATCAAGGGCCTGTCCATCGGCTTCTATCCAATCAAGTGGGCAATGGCCACTGGTGAGGACAACTACTGCCGCACAATCTCAGAAGCAGACCTTCTTGAGATCAGCGTTGTGACTATCGCAGCAAATGAGTTGGCTCAGGTCAATGAGGTCAAGTCCTCGCTAACTGACATGACTATCCGCGATCTTGAACGTCTGCTGCGAGAACAGGGCTTATCGCGCAAGCAAGCTGAGACTGTCGCCGGCCAGTTTGAGAGCAAGGCATATCTGGCTGAGAAGGCTCGCAAGGAAGAGGAAGCGAAGGCTCTACAGCTTCGCATCAGCAAGCTTCTGAACAAGTAACTTAATAAATAGAGGGACAGCAAGGACGACTTGCTCAAGTGAGCCGCTACAGGGGTGATCCTGTCAATAGGTCACAAAACAAAACATAAGACAGACAGGAGGACCATAATAATGGCCACTAACGAAGAACTAATGGGCGTTTGGGAGGAGTTCAAGTCCGCAAACGATCAGCGCTTGAAGGCAATTGAAGCAAGCGTGACCGATCCAATCGCAGAAGATAAGCTGACCAAGCTTGAAGCTGAAATCTCCAAGCTGACCGGCGCTGTTGAAGCAGTTGCAGAAGAGCAGAAGAGCCTTGCTAAGAAGTCGGGTCGTCCCGGCGCTTCGGCTGAGACTGCTGAACTGGAATACAAGAGCGCTTTCGGCACTTGGTTCCGCAACGGCAAGGGCGAAGATGCTCTTGAAGCTAAGTCGCTTACCCTCGGCGGTGACTCCGGCAAGGATGGTGGCTTCACCGTTCCAGTCGAAGTCAACATGGCCGTCCGTGAGAAGCTGGTTGATTTCTCGCCCCTGCGCCAGCTTGCAGAAGTAATCTCCACGACCACCGGCAACTACTCGGTTCTACAGAACCAGCGTGGCACTGCGTCGGGTTGGGTTGCAGAAACTGATGCACGTACCGAAACTGCTTCGCCAAAGATCATCAAGATCGCTGTTCCACACGGCGAACTCTATGCGAACATCGCTGCTAGCCAGCAGATGCTCGATGACAGCGCAATCGATCTTGAGGCATGGCTGGCTTCGCAGGTTGCTGACCAGTTCGCACTTGCAGAAGGCGCAGCTTTCATCAACGGCACCGGCACCAACCAGCCAAAGGGTCTGCTTGCAACCGGCAACGGCTACGGCACTGTCGTTAGCGGCGCTGCTGCTGCTTTCAGCAACCCAGACAAGTTGTTTGACCTCGTTTACGGTACGAAGGCCGGTCATCGTCAGAACGGTAAGTTCCTGATGGCGTCGGCTACTGAAGCAGAGGTTCGTAAGCTGAAGGACACCACCGGCAACTATCTGTGGGCACCGGGTCTGAACGGCCAGCGCGGCACACTTCTTGGCTACGAAGTCTACAACGACGAGAACATGCCAGTGATCGCAGCCAACGCGACCCCAATTGCTTTCGGCGACTTCAAGGCTGGTTACACCATTGCTGATCGCAAGGACATCACCCTGATCCGCGATCCATACACCAACAAGCCTTACGTGATGTTCTACGTCACTGCGCGCGTTGGCGGCGTTCCAACCAACACCGACGCAATCAAGCTGCTCAAGATCGCAGCTTCGTAAGCGGTCAGCGAGACGAACTCGCAAAAAGGAAAGCCCGTCAGGCAACTGGCGGGCTTTCTCGTCTCAATAAATATCGGGGAGGTAGAACATGAAAACAACTCTAACCCGCGACAACACTTTTCTCGCCATATCTGTCGAACAGGCGAAGCTTTGGTGTCGCATCGACGCCGACGAAGAAGACGAACTGATCGAAGGGCTGATCCGCACGGCGCAGGAAGCCGCCGAGAACTACACCAATCGCGCAATCGTCCCGGTTGAGGTCGAGATTGAGCTTGATGAAGGCTGCAAGCGCTTCACGCTCCCTATCTCTCCCGTGTCGTCGGTGACGAAGGTCGAGCTGCTGGACGCTGAGGGCGTCAGAGAACCCCTCTCCGACCCCGATAGCTACTGGGTGCTGCTGCGCGACACTGGCGCTGTGCTGACGCTCTCAGGGCAGATCAGGGGCAGTCGCACGCTCGTCGTGACCTGTGACGCTGGCTATGCCGATCCTGAGGCGATCCCCGCGCCGATCAAGCAGGCGATCGCTGTCCATGTTGGCTCGTTCTATGCCGGACGCGAGGGCCAGGACACAGCAGAAGCGACATTCCGCACCCTGCTCAACCCATATCGCGTGGGTGGCCTATGAATGCGGGCGCTTTGAGGCACCGCATTACGATCCTGACGACTGGTGGCCCTACCACGAACGATATTGGCGAGGAGATTAGCGGCGCTCCACTAGTCGTGGCGACCGTTTGGGCTGCGAAGTGGCAGCTTACCGCGAAGGACGTTAGCCGCGCAGCCGGTCAGGTATCACAGGCAGAAGCCAAGTTCCTGATCCGCCATCGCAGCGACCTGACCACTCAGATGACCGTCCTGCACAAGGGCATCAGCTACGCGATCACCGGCCTTGAGGATTTCGAAGACGGCAAGGGCCTCTTCATCATGGTCCGCAGCAAGACAGCATAAGCCGAGAAAAGAGAACATAATGGCTGATCGAATTAGATTTCAAATGACGGGATGGGACGAACTCAAGAGGGGTTTGGAACAGCTTGGCCCTGAACTAGCTACCAAGGCTGGCAAGTCCGCAATTCGTGCTGGTGCGAAAACTCTCGCGGAAGAGGTAAAGGCAGCAACGCCGGTTGGCGATGATGACACTTCGCGCAGCTATCGAACAAAGAGCGGCCAGTCCGTGACTGTCGATTATGGCCACATGCGCGACAACATCAAAGTCAAGATGGGTCGCCCCAAGAAGGCGTTCAACGTCGTTGCTCATGTGACGTTCGGTTCCGCCTTCTGGGCGCGCTTCCTTGAATACGGCACTGTGAAGATGATGGCGCGTCCATTTGCGAAGCCAGCCTTCGATAACGCCACAGTGTTGATGCTTGAAAAGATCAAGTCGCAACTAGGTGTGTCGATGGAACGCCTCGCCCGCAAGTATGGGAGGCGCTAAACATGGATAGCGCTTTCTACTCTGCCCTGAAAAGCTTCACTGGATCAGCAAAGGTCTATCCAGTTCTCGCACCCGATGATGCTGTAGCGCCTATGGTCGTTTACCAGAGGACCAGCACTCAGCGCGACCTCACAATCGATGGTCTAAGCGGATTGGTTTCGGCTTCCTACCGCATCGACATTTACGCCACCAGCTTGAAGGCAGCGCAAAGCTTGTCCGATACAGTTGTGATCGGGCTGTCGCAGCACAAAGAAGCACCAATCAACTATATCACTATCGACAACGAGTTTGATGGTTCTGACCTAAGTGGCGATCCCAAGTTGTTCCGCATGATTGTTGAAGTGACGGCGCACTTCAACCTGTAAGAGAACGTCCAAGTCTCCGCCAAATAAATAGTCGGAAGCAAGCCCTGAGCGGCGAGCTACCTACTATTTGGAGGCTATAACATAATGTCAACCGCCGTTGAAACTCAGGGCACAGTCCTTTCTATCAAGACTGGGTCCAACACTTTCGTTCCCATTGCAAAGATCACCGACTTTTCCGCATTCAGCGGCTCAGCTTCGGTTATCGATACTACCAGCCTAGATAGCACCGCTAAGGAAAAGCTGATGGGCCTACAGGACTTCGGTCAGGTATCCATCAACTTCAACGTCATCCCAAATGACGCCGGTCAGGTCGCCCTTGAAGCTGCAAAGGCTTCGCGTGCGCTCACTGAATTCAAGCTGGCGCTGAACGATAGTGCAAACACCACCTACACCTTCTCCGGCTTCGTCCTCAGCAAGTCGCTGAGCGGCGCAGTAGACGACAAGGTATCTGGCTCAGCCACCATTGAAATCTCCGGCAACGTCACTGTTACGGCAGGTGCCTAATGGCTAAGCTGGCTTCAAAGTCGTTCTTGCTTTCGCAGAAGCCACGTTCCAGCGAACTGTTCATTCCTGAGTGGGATGCAACAGTTCGCTTGGAAGCGTTCACTGTCGAGCGCCGTATTGCGTTCATTTCAGTGCTGCAAGAAAATGCAGAGGCAATCCGGCTGCACAAGGAAGACCCGACGAACCATCCTGCTGTGGATCAGCTAGACGAAGCCCTCGTCGGTCTCGTCTATAGCATCGTTGATGCGAATGGAAATCTCATGTTCGATCTCAGCGACATTCCACAGTTGAAGGGACTGCCATACACTCAAATTCAGCACATCTATCTGCACATGGTGTCGCTCTCATATGCGAATGGCGACATCGTTAGGGACGTAGAGGCCGAAAAAAAAGGCTAATGGATAATCCAGAGCTATTGTTCTCATGCAGATTGGCAATGGCTTTGGGAAAGAGTTTAGCAGAAATAGCGGCAATGCCGCTTTCCGAGTTCACAACTTGGTTTGCGTTCTATGAACTAGAGCCTTGGGGCTGCCCTGTCGAAGATCAACGTGCCGAAACACAACTGAACGTGATGGTTCGCTTAGGCGCACAGCCGGGAACAAAAGTCCCCACCTTCTTTGACCGTTGGCCGAAAAAAGAGGAAGTTAAGGCAGCACCGCAAGTTGATCTTACTCTCAAGATCAAGGGCTTCTTCGCTGCATACGAGATGCGCCAGAACAAGAAGAACCCTGCTGCTCAATAAATACTCCGTAACCCCTACGGAGTATCTTTATGACACAGTTCGGCAGTCTTCACGCCAGTCTATCGCTAGAGAGCGCATCTTTCTTGAGCGGCATGAAGAAAGCCGCCGAAGAGACGACAAAAACTTCTCGTATCATCCAAGGGTCGATGGACAAGGCAAGCTTCGCCTTGAAGGGGCTGGCCGCTGCCGTTGGTGTAGACATGCTAGTCGGGCTAACACAGAGCGCGCTCGACTACAGCGATGCAATTGCCGACATGGCAGATCGAACCGGCGCATCAACTAGGTTCATTCAGGAGTTTGGTTACGCTGCTCAGTTGGCAGGCTCGGACGTAGAAACTGCCCGTGCTGGTATTGAGAAGTTTTCCAAGACTGTTGGTGACGCAGCCAATGGCAATGAAGCAGCGCAAAAGAAGCTGAAAGAGTACGGCATCACGGCGCTGGACGTAGATGATGCAGTGAAACAGGCCGCAGATAGCGTCAAAAAGCTGGATAACCCTACCAAGCAGATGGCCGCAACTATGGACCTGTTCGGTAAGAAGGCAGGCACGCTGACATTGACCCTTGCTGGCGGCTCTGAGGGGCTGGAACTACAAGCAAGGGCCGCACGTGATCTAGGCATTGTCCTTGAAGAGGGCATTATCCGCAACGCTGGTCAGGCAAACGACCAGCTAGACACTATGAAAATGATCCTGAACGCGCAGATGGCGGCGAATATCTCGGCCAACGCTGGTGCGATCACCGGTTTGGTTTCCGGAATCTCTAGCCTGACATCGGCCCTCATGAAGTTTTGGCAGCAGAACCCAAGGCTCGCGATGGCGATCATGGGCGCAATGGCAGGCGGTGCAACTGCTGGTCATGTGGGCGCTGCTGTTGGTGCAGTCGGCGGCTTCTTGGCCGGTGATAAGATGGCGCAGACCATGGACGACACGAACATGGACCTGAAATTCCGTCGCCAGAAAATGCGCGAGGCAAGGGCTGCTTACCACAACGCTCAGACGAACGGCACAATCGCCAAAGGCCCTGGAGCGATTGGCACCCTCAAGCATGATCCGAAGATCGCCTTTGAGGAATACAAGCGTCAGGTCGGCTTGATGGGTCAGGCCGTGACGCAGGCTAAGGCGCTGAACATGCCTAAGACTGACACGCTGCCTGTCGCAGCGGAGAAAGCAAGCACTGCTAAGTCTAGCAGCGGACCATCCGCCGCGGAGTTGGCGCAGAAGGAAGCTGAGCGCAAGTTTGCCTATGAGACTGACCTTGCTCGCGCCAATGCCGATCTAGCCCGTGCCACGTACATTGATCGCGGCAACTACGCAGAAGGCTATGCCAACGACCTAGCGGCCATTGACGATGAACTGGCGCAGCGAAAGCGCGACATTCTCAATGATGTGAAGACGCAGCAGAACACCAGCGGTCGCTACACAGAGGAAGAGGCGAAGAACCTCATCCAGATGCAGGAAAAGATCGCGCTGGCGGAAAAGGACCAGATCAACTTCGAGAAAGCCGTTCGCATTGAAGAGGAACTGCTGAAAAGCAAGGAAGCTGAGCTATCCGATCAACTCGACATGCTGGGCTTGGCCGGTGACATGGCCAAAACTGCTCGCGAGCGCAGGACGATTGAGCTCCGCAGGCTTGAGCTTGAGAAGAGGCGCGAAAAGCTAGAGCTTGAAGCTATCGTGTCCGCGACCAGCAAGGCATCGCCAGAGGAACGGGCAACCGCTCAGAAGAGGCTCGACAATCTCGACAACAAATACGGTGCGATGTCGCAGTCAGTGGTCCAGAACACGATGGGTCCGCTTGAAAGCTACCTAGACAGTCTGCCTGCGAGCGCAGCAGAGGTTCAGGAAGCGCTAGAAGGCATCGGCGCAGAGGGCCTACAGTCGATCAGCAGCGGTTTGGCCGATGCCATCGTGAACGCGAAAAGCTTTGGCGATGTCTTTGAAGGCGTGGCTAAGCAAATCCTTGCCAGCATTGCTCAAATCATCATCCAGCAAGCTTTCATCAAGCCGCTCGGTGGTCTGCTCAGCGGCGCTTTGTCGGGCATTACTGGTGGCGCGGCAGCGACCAGCGGACCAAACGGCGCTCATGCTAACGGCGGTCTTGTCTCAACTCCGGGTTTAAAGAAGGTCGGGGAGCGAGGCACTGAGCTTGTTTATTTGCCCGGTGGCAGCAGTGTTGTCCCACACAATAAGCTGTCGGGACTGACCGGCAAAGACGGCGGAATAACGATCAACGTCGATGCTCGCGAAAGCCAGAACGAGGCTCGTACCCAAGAACTCGTCGTTCAAGGCATCATGCAGGCTATGCCGATGATCAAAGCGCAGTCGAGTGAACACACTCTAGGAAGGCTCAACAGGGCACGACTGTAATCGAACCTCTCGCCCAATAAATACAAAAAAGGGCGAGAGGCAACATGACTACATACCCTATTGGCGCACCGCCAATTACTCCATCTACCGAGGACATTGAGCTACTAAACAATCAGGGTGTGGCTCAATCGCCCTTCTCTGGCACTGCTACAGTGATCAATAACTTCTCGCAGTGGCAGGTTCAGCTATCCTTCCCCAATCAGCCGCACGGCAGCAGCAAGGCCAAGGAGCATATCGGTTGGGTGCTGTCGCTGAACGGCATGATGGGCAGTTTCCTTTATCAGCCCCATGGCAGCGGCAAGCCGATCTTCGGCAAGTCCCTCAACAGCGCAGCCTATTCGACCACTAACACGATTGCGGTCAAAGGCTGGAGCGGCAATCAGGCAACCGGCCTTGAGGTCGGTGACTATTTCAGCATCAACAATTCCCTGCACCAGATTACGGTCGTGCCCACTACGGCGACTGGCGGAATTGCCCTGATCGAGTTTCAACCGCCATTCCGCAAAAGCGTCGCCTCCAACACACCAGTCGAGTTTGCCTATCCAAAGGTCGAGTTGCGCCTAGCTTCCGGCGAGGCGGTCAACGGCAGCAGTAAGGACGCCGAAGTGGTCTACCTGCGCCCGCTCAAGTGCGTCCAGAAGCTGTAAGGGGGCATCATGCGCAACGGGATGACAGCCGAATGGCTGGACGCATTGGAAGCAAGTGGCATCCAGACCGCCTTGATGGGCTATTTGGACTTCGCATCTGAGCCATGCCGCCTCTGGACTGGATGGACGACCATACAGCCGATGGGCAGTGGCGACATCTACTTGGATAACTTCGTTTTCGATCCGATCGAGAACGGCGTCCCCATCCAGATAGGTGAAAACACCTTCTCCTACCAAGGATCGGACGAACTAGAGATCGCGCTCGCGGTGCCCGACACAACGCCTGACGCGCTCGTAGCAGCGTCACTCGATAGCGCTGAGTATAAGGGGCGCCGCGCAATAATCTGGCGTGCGTTGATGATCTCTCCTGCAAATGCGACGACGCCGGCGGTCTGGTCGTTCAGGCGCGTTCGTAGCGGGGCGATGGACAAGCTCGCGATCTCCTTCGACGGCCAGCAGCGCGTTTTCAAGCTGACGATTGAGAGCCATTCCGCCGCAATCACAAACGCCAGCGCCAGCACTTACCTTGACCAACCCCTTTATGACCCGGCCGATACGAGCCAAGCCTACGCTGTCAGCATCGCCAATGATCCTCGTGTGCCAGGCCGCCTAGCTACAGGATTGAAATGATGTTTGAGCGCACAACGCAATGGCCAGATGCCCTATCGACTTATCTCGACCGCGTAAGCGACTATCGCTTTCAGTGGGGTGCAACAAAGCCTGACACACATGACTGCGCGACGTTCGTCTGCGGGGCGATAAAGGCGCAAACCGGAGTGGATTTGTCGGAAGACTTCGCAGGCAAATACACGAGCTGGATTGAGGCAGGCAAATGGCTGATCGAGAACGGCTACAGGTCGTTCTACGATTGCGTAACTCAGAGACTTGGCGAGAGTGTTCATGCTTCTCAGGCGAGGCGTGGCGACATAGTTGGGCGACAAGCAAATGGTCGCTTCTATCTCGGCGTATGTGTGGGCAAGTTTAGTTACTTCCTAGATGACAACGGCCTTGCTCCTTGGCCAACTCTAGACTGCGATGCTTGTTGGCGCATCGGCTAGTCTGATCCAGCACAACTAGAGCCAGCCCAAAAATAAATACCTTACAACAAGTAGGGTATCTAAATGGGCAAAATCGTTAAGATCGTTGCTGTGGTCGCGTTGGCCGCAGTTGCGATGGTGGCTTTCAGCTATCTCGCACCAGCACTGTTTACAGCTTTCGGCGGAACAGTAGCAGCAGGTGCAACAGCTTCTTCAGCATTAGCCGCAGCAGGCGCAAGCGCGGCAGCAATTGCGGCCAAAGTCTTAGCCGGTGTCATCGTCGGCCTTGGTATGTCGCTCGCATCGCGCATGATTATGGGCAAGCCAAAGACATTTGGCTCCGCGATCAGCTACAACATCACAACCGATCCGACTGCAACCCGCAAGATCGTCTTTGGTCGGACAGCAGCAGGCACGGACGAGAGATTTCATGAAAAGATCAGTCGCAACAGTTGGGACTATCTGACCGATCTGATCCAGAACAACCCACTCAGCGCGTTCAGGAACCAGACCCCATATGTTAAGTCTCTAAAGAAAGGCGACTACCTTCATAGGGTGATCGCACTGGCCAGTCACAAGGTCCATAATGTCGAATACGTCTATCTAGAAGACGAACTATCCTACACGAACGGCACGACAACCGGCACCTATAGGGGCAACAGCGGCCTCGTCATCGGTGCTGTCGAAGAGGGCAGCGCTACTAACGCTGAGCAATTCGGTAGCGGCGCTTATTGGACGCCATCGGCTTCGTTCACCGGCTGCGCCTACCTCAAGCTGATCTTCCGTCTCAGCACGGACAATTACCCTGACGGCCTGCCGACCCGCATAACGACAATCGTTGACGGTTGCCCGGTCTATGACCCTCGCCTTGATAGCACCGCCAATGGCGTGGGCAGTCATCGCGCCAACAATCAGGATAGCTGGTCATTCGTCGATGGCGCGAAGCAGATTGGCCGAAATCCGGCCCTTGCGCTGCTTACGTACCTAATCGGCTGGAGGATCAATGGTCGCCTCGCATGGGGCATGGGCGTTCCCGTTGATCGCATCGACCTTGGCAGCTTCATCGCCTACGCGAACATGTGCGAAGAGCCTGTTGTCAGCAGCAACGGCACTGTTCAGCGCTATCTTTGCGATTGTCTGCTCACAACGGCTGACACGCACGAAACGAACATCAACATCATTACGTCCGCGATGGGCACCGCGAAGCTTGTCGATACAGCGGGCCTCTATCAACTCATCGGCGGCTATGATGACCTAGACGGTCCTACGATTACATTCACGCACGATGACCTAATCGGCCAGTATACCTACACGCCAGACAATCTGTCACTCAAAGACACATTCAACATCGCGCGTGGTCGCTTTCCCGATCCTGAAAACCTCTATCAGTTGAACGATTGGGGGCAGATCGAGATTGCCCCTCTGCCAGACAATATCCCGCGCCCGGTCGTGCTCGACTTCGCAGGCGTTACACGATTTGAACAAGCGCAGCGCATCGCAAAGCAGAACCTAGTTCGCAACCGCTACACTGCCACATTCAGCGCCATCTTCGGACCTAAGGCGTTCATGGTTCAGGTCGGGTCGCTGGTCAAAATGGTGATCCCTGAGCTTGGCTGGAATGGCAAACTCTTCCGCGTAATCAGCCAAAGCGAGACAATCGAACTCGCGTTCAACATGACGCTGCAAGAAGAACACGCGCAAGTTTATGCGTGGGACGATGACGAGACAAAGCCTCTGCCGCCAGTTGTCAGGGTTCCAGCTTACAATCCCAATGACAGCATTCCTGTTGCTGACTTGCAATCCAGCACTCGCACAATTCTCAACAGCAATGGCGGTCAGGTCAGTCAGATTGATGTTACTTGGGAAGCCCCAGACGCGGGCGTTCAGTGCATCCAGATTGAATATCGCGAACAGAGCAGCGACATATGGCAGACCGCTACTGATCGTTTCAGTCACGAAGCAGAAGCGTTCTCGTTCACCGCCAACGCAGGTGGCGTCAATCACATCATTAGAGCGCGCTATCTCATGTTCAGTGGAATGTGGGGAAGCTGGACGACCACGCAAGTATTGAGTGCCGCTGACAGCAATTACTCTGCTGTTGTGGGCTATCTCACTAATGAGAGCGTGGCCTTCCCGACCGATGCTGCCGGTAACATCACATAAATAACGGAAGTTATCAATGTGGTGTAAAAATGACTTCCCTCAGCAATTTCTCTGGTCAGTTCAAACTCTATGACAACGCTACCGATGTAACAGTTGGATATGGTGCATCATACAGTGTCGCGCATCAAGAAGGATGCACGGTCACTATTGATGACCAGACCGGCGAGTATCATGTTTCCGCTGTTCAAAATGACAACGCGAATGCAGTGTTTCGTGCCTATTATAATGGCTACGAACTCTACAAGACCTTCACAATCTCGAAGGCTCGCGCAGTTGATGGAAGCAGCAAGTATGTTGAACTTGCGACTTCCCACTACTTCTTCAGCTACGACGCGAACAATCAGGTTGTCGCGCAGACAACGACCCTAAGCCTTACTCAGCATAATCTGACCGCTGCGCCTCAATGGAGGATCAAGCGCGTCGATGACAGCGTGCTTGCTGAAGGCACTGCCGCGAGCTTGCTGGCCGATGGCAGTATCAGCGGCACGGCCAACGAAAACTCGATTGAGATCCAAGCCCCTCTTTTTGACAAGCTTTGCCGCAGGGCTGGCGCTTCGGCCATCGTCATCGAAGCTGTTGTGTCCAACGGCGCGGAAATATGCAGCGATAGGGTCACGATCTATCAGATGCTTCGCCGCGCTCGCGTTGCGTGGGAAAACGTCGATGATCCATTCGGCACTAAGCCGGATGACAATGCGACTGAGGGCGCACCTCCAGGAACGCCGGTCGGCGATAAAACGTCCGACGAAGTCATTGACGCGATCACCGATCTCAACGGCGTCCTAATCCGCTCTGAGCAGATTAAGGCCGATGTTGATGCCGCGCAGGCCCAAATTGCTGCAATCGAAAGCGGCTTTCAGGAAGACCTCTCCGATCTAAACGGCGAAATTGACCAGCTCGGCGAGAGCGTCGCGGGTGTCGCAGCAAACGTCACCGGCCTGCTCTCCACGACTAGTGGAATTCAGCAATCGGTGGGCGCGCTGCAAAGCGGCCTGAGCGGCGCGCAGTCAAGCATCACCGGCATTTCAAACAGCGTCACGACCATCACTGGGCAAGTCTCGTCGTTGCAGACGCAGGCCAATGGCATCGTCACCAGCGTCAGCAATGTCGCGACCGACCTGTCCAATGCAGTGGGCAGGATCACCAACGCAGAAGGCGAAATCGACACAATCGCCTCGACCGTTGGCAATCACACCAGCCTCATTTCGTCCAACGCCACGGCAATCAGCAACGTCAACGGCGACCTAGCTACCCTTAGAACGCTGGTCCGCGTCGGCGGCAATTTGCTGCGAAACACGGATTTCACAACCGACACTTCCGGCTGGCTCTTCAACAACACTGGCCTTCCCGGCGCAGAAGGCGGCCGCGATCAAGGCGGTGATCCATGGCGTCTGCGCGACGAACACAACATCAGCATCAAGCAGACCAACACTGTCAACAATGGCGCATATGCAGAGTTCAGTCAGAGCGTCGTTGTTACTGGCGGCAACTGGTATGAGTTCTCTGCCCTAGTCGCTGCTCACCGCTGCAAAGCGGAGATCATTCTACAGTGGCTCGACAGCAATGGCGGCTGGATCAATCCGCCCACGCCTACCCAGCAAATCAATACCTATCCCGGTGGAGGCGTCACCCTCGCTGGCTGGTTTCATGCAGGCGTAAAGGGACAGGCTCCGGTCAACGCGGTTCGCGCAATCCTGTATCTACGCAAGCTCGCGACCGATCAGGGCACCACTGACAGCTTCGCTTGGTTCTCGCGCCCTCTATTCGCGCAGACCACCGCCGACGCAACTTACCCATCGGCCTACACTGCTGGTAATTCGGGCGCAGCCATCGAGACACAGGCACAGGCTCTCCGCACTCTGGATGGTAGCTTGGCTTCGCTCACTACTCGCGTGGGCACAACTGAGAGCAATGTAACCCAGAACGCCTCCGCGATCAGCACGACGCAGGGCAATCTCGCAACCCTGTCATCGACTGTGAGCAGCCAAGGCGGTTCGATCACCAGCCTTCAGCAGAGCGTCACCAACATCAACGGCACCGTGTCGTCGCTCTCGTCCACGGTATCAAGTCAAGGTGGCAGCATCTCGTCGCTGCAGAGCGCCGTATCGACCGCACAGGGCAATCTCTCAACTCTGACAACCCGCGTTGATGCAGGCGCAGGCGTCAATCTAATCCTCAATGGCGGCTTTGAAAATGGCATCGCTAACTGGACCTTTAGTCGCCCGAACGGCTGGTCCCCGCATGTGTCCGGCTCTTGGGGCCAGATCATGTATAACTCGTCACTCGGCGATCTTGGTGGCGCTCAGCATCTTACCATCGACAGCGACAGGGTTCCGGTTTGGGGCAGCTTTGCACATACGCTGTCCTTCGAAGTCTCGCTTCTTTCGGTCAGTGATCCAGCGGCTCGAACTTACGGCGAAATGCTGTGGTATGACGGTAACGACAACTACATCACCACCTCATATGGCCCACAGCTTGGGTCGGGTGACTTCACATCTGACAACTCACGCCGCCGTGCGCTGACGTTCACAGCTACACCGCCGGGTGGCACTACATACGCACGAGTTCGCATCACGGTCTATCGCGGCAACGGGACCATCGGCAGCTTTGGCGTTCGCCAAGTCAAGTTCGAGAACGGCCCAACTGCAACCGCCTTCAACAGCGCGGCAAGCGTCGTCCAGCAGTGGAAAGCCTATAACGACCTCAACAGCAGCCATGCTTCGCTTTCGTCCACTGTGTCTTCGCAGGGCGGCAGCATTTCCTCCTTGCAGTCCACGACTTCCAATCTCAGCGGCACAGTCTCTTCCTTGTCGCAGACTGTTGCGTCTCAGGGTTCCAGCATCACCGGCCTGCAATCGGCGGTGTCAACGGCTCAGGGCGACACTGCCACACTAAAGACGCAAGTGTCAGCCGGAGCAGGCAACCTGCTTCCAAACACCGACTTTGCGGTCGGATGCATCGGATGGGTTTACTATCACAATGGTAATGGCCTGTTCAATCAGGGTCGTAACCTACTAGGTGATGATTGGCGTCCGCCGAACGAGAACGTCTTTGTTCTCGCTCAAGAAGATGCGAACACAAGCTACTATGCGAGCTTCTACATCGAAGCTGCGATCCCCGTCGATACTAACAAGTGGTATGAGTGGAACGCATATGTTGGCCCACACCGCTGCTCAGGCAATATCTTAGTCCAGTTCTATGATCGGAACGGCACTAACATCGCGAACCACTACGGCAGTGGATTTAGCAGCATATCCTACGATGGCCGCCAGCTAAACGGATACAGTCGCCCTTACCTCAAGATGAAGCCACCAGCGGGTGCGGCAACCGCTCGAATGGTCATTGAGAAGGGCTCAACGACCTCCGGTAACAACTCCTATGTTGTAGTTTGCCGTCCGCAAATGAAGGAGGTGTTTGAAAGCGCAAACTCTCCTGCTGCCTACACTGTTGGTGGAGCAGGCGCAGTTGTGTCGCAGCAGTCTCAAACGCTGTCCACACTTAGCAGCAGTTTCTCTTCGCTAGAAAGCCGCGTTTCTTCAACAGAAGGTAGCGTGTCGTCGCTCTCTCAGACATTGACAAACGCAAATGGCTCGATCAGTTCGCTGCAATCGAATGTGTCGAGCCTCAACGGCAGCGTTTCAACTCTGCAGCAGAGTTCTTCAACACAAGCCGGGCAGATTAGTTCCCTCCAAAGCACAGTTGGCACTCAAGGCGCAACTATCAGTTCAAACTCGCAGGCGATCACAGGTCTGCAAGGCAGTGTCGCGAGCCTCAACACAACTATTACCGCATCCAGCAACCCTAACTTGCTACAGAATGGCGGCTTCGAGAACGATCTTCGCGGGTGGGATAAAGTCGGACTGGCCCAGACTGGCTGGTGGCGCAACATCTGGACTTGGGGCAACTACGCGGCCAACACAACCGCGTTCACGAATGGCTACTGCTACCTGAGTTCTATCCCTGTCGGTGTTGCTGAGAACAACGTCTACACGTTTTCCGCAGAAGCTGAACTTCGCAGCAACGGCGCTGCTTACAACTATCTGAGCATTTCGTGGGAAAACTCTGCTGGTCAATACATCACTGAAAGCAATCAGAGTGGTCCGACCCAGAACCAGTCGTTTAGCACAAATGGCACGGCTAGGTTCAAGGTAACGGCAACTGCACCATCGGGCGCGGCCAGCGCTCGCTTGCGCCTCATCACCTACTGCCCAGCAAATGTCACGGTCACGTTGATCTCGTGGCGTCAGGCCAAATTCGAATTTGGCTCTATCGCCACTCCATACAGCGCTGAAGCAACAGCTTCGCAGATGTTCACCGCTTATTCGGACCTGAACAGCAGCCACGCTTCGCTGTCCTCAACCGTGTCGAGCCACAGCGGCAGCATTAGCACTCTGCAATCCACGACATCATCGTTGAACGGCACAGTTTCTAGCCTGTCCTCTACGGTTTCGGCACAAGGCTCTTCGATCTCGTCGCTACAACAGGTGCAGTCCACTCAGAGCGGCACGATTGCCACGCTCCAACAGCGCGTCACTGTTGGCGGTAATGTGCTCAACAATTCCGAGTTCGCGATTGGCAACGAGGGTTGGGCATTTCACTCGTGGGACGGCAATAATGGCAATTTCGTTGTTTCACGTGACGGTGCAGGCGAAAGCTGGCGTCCGACGAATGAACACAACCTCGCAATCAATCAGCAAGACTCGAACAACGGGCGAGTTTCACAATGGTATAGCGAGCAGTTCCCGGTCATCGCTGGTCGCTGGTATGAATTCTCCGCCCATACAGCCTCCCATCGCTGCTACACGCAGCTTCGCATCGACTGGTACGACGCCAGCGGCAACGGGATTAGCTCAGATTGGAGCGACCGCTCTGACAGCTTCCCCGGCTTCTACCAGTCCAATGGCGGCAACAACCTCGCAAACTGGCAGAGGCTATGGCGCAAGGTCCAAGCGCCTTCGAATGCTGCTCGCGCTTGCTTCCTTTTCATCAAGCTAGGCACGTCGCAAGAGGGTGGCTGGAACGGCTCTGGTGATAGCTGGGGATGGTTCTGCCGTCCTCAGGTCTCGGAGGTGTTCGCAGAAACCCAAGGCCCGACAGCATATTTCCCAGGCCGCACATCGGCGTCGATCAACAGCCAGCAAACGGTCATCAATTCGCTGAACGGCCAGTATTCCTCGCTGTCCTCGACCGTTTCCACACAGGGCGCGTCGATCAGCAGCCTGCAAAGCACAACGTCCACTCTACAGGGCGACACTGCCACGCTGAAGACACAGATTTCAGCGGGCAATCCCAACTTGCTCAGGAATGGTGGCTTTGAACTCGGCAACCTCAACTATTGGACGCCGGTTGGAGCAGGCTTCAACGCTTATGGCGGCACTGACACTTGGGGCACTTACGCGAGCAATGGCAGCAATGTGCCTGATGGTTCATACACCTATATCGAGAGCAACAAGGTCAACATCGAAGTTGACTACTATACTGCGTCCGCAGACATTGGTTATTTTGGTTCCGCCAACGGCCATGCCTATGTTGAGTTGGTATTCTGGAACAATGACACCTATGTCACGCAAGTTGGTGGCGCAGCACGCTCTATTGGTTTCAACTTCAGTTCCGATGGCTACACTCGTCGCCTAACTAAGGTCACTGGTCTAGCACCGAGCAATGCTAACCGCGTGTCGTGTCGCGTGGTCTGGTATAAGGCAAACGGCACTTCTCAGAGTATGCACGTTCGCCAAGTCAAGCTAGAGCGTGGCCAAGTCGCTACACCTTACTCGGCAGAAGCGACAGTCAGGCAGAGCTTTGAAGCGCTGTCCACGCTCAATGGCCAGTATGCAGCGTTGAACTCCACCGTAAGCACGCTCAACAGCAGCGTCAGCACTCAGCAGGCCGCAATCAACAATATCAATGGCCGCGTGGCTGCTTGGTGGCAGGTCGATGCTGTTGCGGGCAACGGGCGAGCGCAATTGCGCGTGGTGGCCGATGCAAACGGGGGCGGTGGCGTGGACATCACTGGCGACCTTCGCGTTACAGGCGATGTTCTCATTGGTGGAACCGTCAACCCAGAAGCCCTTAGGCTGGATCGCTTTGTGAAGCGCATCTACAACTCTGGTGCAGGTTCAGCAGCGCGTGGGCAAACGCTTCTAATCTACGCCCAAGACCTCGGCTACACTTTGGCCAATGGCGAATATCTGCTCGAGTTCAACGGCGGCTTCCAAACCACAGTAGGCAACTACATCGGCAGTCACAATAACAAGCCATACTCCCGCGTTGACACAGCCGATGGCGGTATTCGCCTAGCGCTGAGCAAGAACGGAAGCGAATTCTGGATGACTGTTATCAGCGCAAATGAGTGGCAGCAGATTAATGCCGTAAACATGCGAACCTACAGCACGACCCGCACATTCGTCATTGATAGCCCCGGTGGTTCCGATGGTGGCGCTGGTAATGTGGTCGTTACTGCTCACGCGATCCAAGGAGCCTCCGACACTGGCATCGTTGATGATGGCGACAATTATCATCAATTCAGAAGTGCCGACTACACCGGCTGCTCGTTCAATCTAAAAACTAAGTGGACGATACTCTAAGTCGATCTTCCCCCCCCAGCTAAATATGGGGAGGAGGAAACACAATGAACTTGAATATGATTAAGCTTACTCTCGACAATGGTAAAGGCGCTCTGGTGCAGCCGGGTGCGATCCAGATTGTCGAGAGTTTCACAAAAGAAGAGAAAACTAAGACTGCCGCTTGTGGCGTATGGCTGATGCTCGACAACGTAGTGACCAGCGCCATCTTGCAAGATCAGTATGAGGCAGTAACTCGCAAGCTGCCTTCGGATCGCTTGCAGCTAACAGGCAAAGACGGAAAGAAGTTCTCTCTTTCGCCATACCTGATTGCTCACGTGATCGAGCGTGATGATGACATGACGCTAGTTCGCACAACCCTAAACAGCGCGGCTGGTCCCATCTCACTTGAGGTTCACGAAGGCGCTGACGCAATTCTTGCTGCGGTTTCACCCGCTGAACAAGAAGCCCTTGAACCTGATGAAATTGTGGAGACACCATGAACAACTACGATAACCCAAATCTCACCCAACGCGAGGTAGTCGAAGAAAGCCTAGCTCAGACTGTCGCGCTAATCACCGCTGTCACTGAGTTGGAGCAGACCACAAAAGCTAATCGCGAAGCTGCTGCGCTTGATAATTCCACTAACACACTCCTCGCGATGCAGGGGACTGTGTTTCAGGGTGTGAAGATCAATCTCGAAAACGAGAAGAATCGCCTCGAAGCAATTATTGCCAAGTGGGACGATTCAGAAGCTGAATAAGAGTTAGCCGGAGGCTGAAAGGCTTCCGGTATAACCATGAGTAACCGGCATTATCTCTAAATATGCGACACACACCGGAGGTCGCATCCACATGAAAAAAGCCACAAAGAAAGTCCTAAGCAACATCAGCCGCGTTGCTCTTTTCGTCGCTGCTAACTGGAAAAAGATTGGTCCAGTAGTGGCTATCGTTTCCGTTTCAGCAGCCGCCTACATGGAAAAGCTGAACCCTCTTATGGACGCTGTGAGCGTCTGGCAGGCTCAGTAATGCGCGGTCCAATTCCAGACATCCATGGCGCGTTCTATCAGGGCTTTTTCAAGGACGTAGGGGTCGCCGCATATTCGGCGCTCGTCTACATATCAGCGCAAGCGCAGTTGATTGCCCCGATCTTCTCGCTCGGCCTAACCACAGTAAGCTTTGCTTTCGTTGTGTATCGCTGGCGGGCGCATGTTGAAGATCGGAAAGCTGGTAAGCGTTCGGAATAACAAAAGCCCCGCCGTAGCGGGGCTTTTCTCATGACAACCACCCTCCCGACTTGAACGCGTTTGCCTTCGTCCATTTGCTTGAATGCGGACGCCTAGGTTTGCTCGGCTCCCTAACTGCGCTCGGGACTTTGGTGATCTTGCCACCCTTCGCTAGAAACGCATCTAGTTCCTGCTGTGTCATAGCGCAGCCCTCTTGGCCGCTTCCTGAGCCTGACGAAGTGCAGATCGAGCAGCTCTACGTTCGTCGCTCCATCCGGAGATCGACTTGCCTTTCTTGGCCTGACTGATTGCTTGGCAGTGCTCTTCGGTTTTCTCTACGCCCTTGAGCGACTTGCTGATGTTGGCACAGTGAGAAGGACGAAGCTTGTCACCTGCTGCTGGAAGATTGATTTGTCCGCTCTTCATTCTGGAACAGATACAGGCCGTGTTGATGTCGTAGACACCTGAGGAACAAGCCGCGTAGCTCTTCCAAGTCGCGACATAGGCGTATGGGTTGTTCTCGTCCTGAAGGTAGCGAATGCTGTTCGCGTCGATTGCCTTCTGTAGGCTGACTATTTGACGCTTTTCGAGCAGGCTTACAAATTGGTCGAATGTGAGGTTTACGACGACGCCTGCGGCAGTCTTGCTCTTTGTCGTAGTCTCATACCAAGACTTGAGATATGCGAGTAGTTTGGGTGAGATGTTTTCCATCTTCTGTTCTCCTTGAACGAAAAAGTCCGCTGCGCGGACTGAGATACACGCAGCGGACAAAGACTTTTTCGCAAAGGATGAAACGTCAGACCTGCTGCCGAAGAACGGCAGTTTCTCAGTCTGCGTTTCTTCTATGTTATTTATACAGGCAAGGCGAATGAGGCATCAATATATCATTAGAGCCTGAGCGGTTTTCTGGCTCAACAAGCCACCAATAGACTAGGTATATATAAAGTATCAAGGCTTTGCGGCAACGAACTAAGTTGCGAACCAATAGACTAGATATATTACTCTTAAGAGTAATACACCCAGCCCACTGGCTCCCAGCTAAGATCATTACCACAAATCCTACGCCTAGGCGTTCCCGCCGCCTTTGGCGTCTCCGCTCAGTCGCGTAGCCACCAAAGCCGTCGCTCACTGCCTGGCGCATCACTTCTCAGAACTCGTCCTGAGTGCTTCGCCAGAGCTATCGTCTGCGACGCCGCCAGAAGTCCTGCGGACAGCCAGCGCTCCGCTTGTGCCTTCGCTTCGCTCAGGAAGAGTTGGAGGGGTTATGGCTGCGCCGAGGAAAACCGGGCGCGCAGACGCCCTAGGACGCCCTGCGAAGCCCTCCACTACTCGTGGAGCAGCGCAGCGCCCCGTAGATCGCGAGGCACCTGATAGAGCGCTACAGGGCGCCTAGCGTTATGCGCGCAAGTAGTGGAGCACCCTTTAAGCAAGTCTCAACAGCTATGAACAATAGTTAACTATAAATCGTTTCAGTCCTGATGCTCCGTACTTGACTTACAGTCATATTGTGGTATCTGCAAATCAACGGCAGGGAAACCTGCTGTTGGCTCTTTGAAATCGAAATATTTGACAGTGTACCAGTCGCAACTCGACAATGAAATGCGTTTCAGTGTTTCTGCGTCATTTGGCCTGAACCTGTGCTTCTCCGCACAGGTCGTATGTGAGCCTCGAAACTCAGCAGGTCGCCGACCATCGCTATTTGATGGCCGCTGGTGCGGCGCAGTTAATCTGCCGCAGGAGAAATGAAATGGGCGAAGTTAGCGCCAATGCCATCGCGACTGGCACCTCGAAGATCACTGACGTTCTGCATGGTATGCAGGTTGTGGAGACGTTTCAGAAGGGCAGGAAGGATGAGGCTACAGAACGTAGCACCAAACTGAAGGCTCTAGAAACGGCAAGTCGCAAGACACTCTACGACCGGCTTGGTATGGCTTGGGAAGTTATTCAGGAGTTGATGAAACTCTCTGATGTCCAACTAGGTGAACTCCTCGACGTACATGGTTTGGTGCCGGTGAAGCCCGGCTACAATAAGTTTGCGCCGTTGAATACTATGCTGTGGGGCGAATGGAAGGCGGTTAAGAAGGAAGACGAGAATTCGGCTAAGTGGGCTAAACATGCCACCCGGCGTGTCAACGGCACCATGTACTGGTTCAAAGACAACCGTAGTGCTGAAAAGTATGCTAAAGTGATGCGATATGCGCACGATGGCAACTTGACGCCTCGGAGCCTGATTAAGCAGCTTGAAGCTCAATCCATGGATAAGGTGCTAGAGGCTGACACGACTAAGCATAGCAGCACGGACAAGGAGATCACAAATCTCCGTAAGTATCGGGCCGTTGTGTTGTCTCAGCCTTCTCTAGTGACGGTGACCCGTTCTGATTGCGGTGTTGATGAGAAGTACGGCGAAAAGGTCGTGGCTCTCTGGGGCCGTATATCGATGGATGGCAATATCGAAATTATGGGACACTACCCGGCGTCGGCTGATGCGATCCAAAGGCATATCGACAAGGTAGCTAAGGAGAAAGGCAAAGACCTGTATATTGCTCAACTTGAAAAGGGCATGACTGCTGGTTCAATGTCTGAAACTGAGGCGGCTTCTGCCGAATAACGAAATGGGGTCAGGGTTCACGCTCTGACCCCATTTTTCGACAGAGGGACCAACGATGAGCTTATATGTTCGATCACTCCGCGAGTTGCGGGATCGGCTGCTTGATCGTCGCCGCCTGCGGCTAAACGAAAAAGAGCAGATAAAAGACCTCTTGGAAGTTGAGGATTTGATTGAGGTAGCACGGCTCACGTCGATCTATGAACATGAGTTTATTGATCGGATTGATGCTGAGGGACTGGAAGCCCCACCTCAATCTCTCGCATTAAAACAATATGGCGGCGACGTCATGTGTAATATGCGAGAGTTTCACTCCTACACCCGAAAGGCAAATAAGTGGCAGCAAGCCCTAGATGGTGTAGTCGCCCGGTTGGCGGAACTCAGAGGACAGTTTGAAAATCCACCTTCAGCGTTAAAAGCTTACATGGCGCTACAGGGTGATATTGACGAACTAGAGCAGAAAGAGCTTGGCCTTCGTGAGCGTGTAGACTGGGCTAAGACCATGGCCCAGGCTCAATTCAGTGGCCTGGAGCGGACGTTTGAAAAGAAAATGACGGACGATGACCGGCGTTACCTCGAACCGCCACGTTTCCCGGTCAAGACGTATGACGACATACCGAAAACTCTTGACCATGTGTCCTACGTCTACTTTCCAGACGAGCCTTCTCCCTACCGGAGAGCGCTCATAGAGGTTCTGGATCGCCTAATTGCAACCACGTAAAACAAACCCCGGAAGGCATAATCGCTTTCCGGGGTTCTTTTTTATTCAACACAACTTTTGAGCAGCCGGTTGATCATCCTGTAGTCGCTCATCGGCCACAGAATAATACTACTTAGCTCATGGTAGATGCCCGATTGCGGAGTAAGGCAACCGAGCATCCGTCATTCCCACAAGCGCTGGTGGAAGCAACCGCTTGTAATGTATTTACTATACAGCCAAACATCTGCTGCGTCATTATTTTCAAACGCTACTCTCAGCGTCGATCGCATAAATAACTCTGGAAGCAACAACATGTCGGAGTTAGACAATGATCGACCCTACTCTATTGATGAGCCTGTTCGTCAAGCGAACTAAAGACGCTCTAGTCAAAGCAACACACCAAGCTACAGTTTACGGACAAGGCGGCAATCCAGCGATGGATGACATCATTCGCTGCTACATTGAGAACATGCGAGACACGAACAGCCCTCGCTACATGACCTTCACCGAATACAGGCGCAACCACACAAAAGATGATGTACTGAGTTGTTCAGCCATCATGCTTGAATATCCATACAGCAAGCGCCAGCAGCTAGAACAAGCCATAGCCAGACTAGCTTACCCAACTTACCAGATCGACACACAATCAGATTTCACAGCAAAGGCAGAGGCACGCATTGTCGTAGCCTTTCCACTTGCTCAAGCGATCAACGACCCTCGCCATTATACTCGCGCGGCCAGCCTCCTATGGGATGAGATAGGTATTGACGCGACCACAGACGGGTGTGTGAGTGCGACATTCTTGTTCGCTCCCTACATCATCAATCCCCGCATCGTATTCAGGAACCCTAATGAGCCGTTGCTGGACGCGAGGCTCTACATAGAGTTCAACGAAGGCCATCTGGTTTATGCGCGTGAGGAGCAGAAGGCTGCTCCTGAGATGATCGTGACCGATGACGGCCTGTTCGCATTCGCGGCACGATAA